AGATTTGGTCGTGTAGAACAACACGAAAGGTTTGGAAGTGTACGGATCACGCAAAACCCTGGTGCCAAGCCTGTCGATAATCAAATACGCCCGTTTGAAGTTACCAAAAAAGACCGGAAATTTACCAGCGCCAATACTGTCAACGTTATCGTCGATTTCTACCGGCTTGCCCAGTATCGTATCAGGTGCGCCTGCATCGAGACCTGGGCGCCAGATATAAACCCCGTCGCCGTCCTTGAATTTTCGGATAGTCGCAAGAGTCAAATCATTCATGAGCCACGAAGCGCCATTTCTGTAAACGGCTTTCAGCGCGTGTTGGATGTCGATGATTTTGTCCATATCGTTCAACAGCGAAGCATGCCCACCGGCGATATAACCGACCTTACCCCATGAATATGAAGCATTGGCAACCATAGTATAAGCCGAGATTCCTTTCGGTTTCTCTACGCCGTTCCCACGAATAAAAGCATCAGCTTCTTGCTCATTGAATTCGATTGACACTTCATCAGCCAACCATCCCGCAATATCAACCGCGCTATCGTCAAGCAGTGCTTGAGTTGCGGCAGGCATTGCGTAAATCTCTTTGGTGTTGATAGCGATTTCTTTCAGAGTTGGTGTGTCAGTCTCAGCGCGTGTGCCTTTCTCTGCTACCCACCCCGAAGTCGCGCCACCAACATTAACCAGTTTACGATATGTGTCTGTGGTGATAGACCGAACTGAACAGAGCCGTCTCATAGCTGATACTGTCATTGCAACCCTGTCGATAGCCGCGTCAACTTCTTCCGGCACAGTAAAACCACCATCAGGATCGGACAACGTAGAGGCAGAAGCCTGCACGGAAAGTGCATGTAGATTATCATCAATGCCTTTTCTGAACCACTTGTCAAAAGCGGCTTTATGCTCGACTTTTGACTTGTCCCTCGTGGATAAACTACCGCCAGGAAACTGTGCGATAGCCTGAGCCTTTTCAACTGCTTCTACCTGTGATTTCAGCGTAGCAATCTGCTTGCTTTCATCGGTTATTGCAGCATTGATCTTATCGACTTTCTCAGCAAGCACCGGATCTGTCCGGCCTTTTTCCATTTCCGACTTAAATTTGTCATTTTCGGATTTGAAAGTCTCGAATGTTGCCAACATAGTCTCAACGGACTTTTTTAATTGTTCCATATTCTTAACCCCTCAATAAATTAGTGATTTTATTTATTTTATCAGTGATTTCTTCGTAACTATCGCCTTCAGCTTGCCAGCCTCGCGCCAGTATAGCCTTAGCCCTATTCTTAGAAAAACCGCCTACGTCGCGCAGGAGCCTTTCGGTGCTTCTTATATCTGGTTCCGTCTTAGGTATTTGTTCGGATTTGAGTTCATCTGGAATATTCGCAAAAATGGATAAATCGAATTCTGCTTTCACCGGCTTCCCTGCTTCGATAATCGTATCAATGAAGCCTTTGTCTTTCGCCGTTTTAGCGTTCATCCACGTTTCTGATTTCAACATTTCACGAATTTCTTTTTTCCCTAAACTGGTATTATCAACATACATATCAACCATGTTTTCATTGATCTGTGCAAGTATATCAGCGACTTCTCTAAACTCATGCTGATTACCACACATACCGACCATAGGCTCATGTATCATGATCATTGTGTTTTTATATGCCTGCTTTTCTTTACCTGCTAATGCAATGTAAGAAGCGGCAGATGCAGCCAGCGATTCTATGCGTGTTATCGGCTTTGATGGATGGTCTTTAATCGCATTATGAATGGCATTTGCTTCAAATACGTCGCCACCAACACTATTGATCCTAACGAGTATTCTTTTCTGTTTCATGCTGGAAATAGCACGGATAAACTCACCCGAATCATTAAAAGGCCAGCCAATATACGAGTAGATTAAAATTTCTGATTCATCATCTGTTGAATTTTCGACTTTAAACCAGTCTTTATTTTCAAGTGGGATATTGTAATAGTTCGATATGAATCTTGCATTTTTTTCGTTTCGATATGATAATTTCATTTGCCTGATCCTTTATTCTGTTCAGGATTTGTTCCGGTATCTTTTGTATTATTGTCTTGTTTCACTGTGCTTGTCCTTGTCTCGTAAGAGTCCCCACCCTCATAATTATTCATTTCTTCAAAACTACGAACTTCATTTGGGGAAAGAAAACAAGCGTTTATACCTGTCTGATACGCAGCAAACCTCGTGGCCATATCGCCTCTTAGAAGCCCGGCCATCGAGAATTTAGCATAATATCTGCTCTGTTCTTCTTTTGTGAGCAAATCCCTATAAATAGCTTTCTCAATATTGACGACAATCGGAGTTAGTGCATGAGTGACAAACGCAAGCATGAATTGTTCAGCACTGGCAAAAGTAGTCGGATTATCACCCGCTTGCAGCAACATCAACGGAACTCTGAATATCCCTGCAATCTGTGCCTGTGTAAGTTTGTTCAGTTCAAGGAATTGTGCATCGACTAATTTAATCGGAGGGAATTCAATCCCCATGCCTTCATCAAGAACCATAAAATCATGACTGTTACCAAGTCCAGCGTATTTTTCCTTGAAATTCTTTTTGATATTAGAATGAGCCTGTGCGCTTAACGTCAATGGATGTTTCAGTATAGCGCCTGGGTGCATTCCTTTCCCGAACCATTTTGAAAGAAACTTTTCACTTGCTAACGCCATTCCGATTGATTCGCGCGCGTGTTCTATGGGATTGACACCTGATATACCGTCCAGCGTTAAACCACGGATATGAAATATTTGATCTTGTGGGAATTCTTTTATATCACCATCATTCGATGCTATTTTGTAAGTCAGACTATAATCAGTATTCTGCTTTATCTCTCTGATTCTACCCGGTGATATTGGCAGTAATGATTGAATTTTGCCGCCAGTGCTTGGCTTAAATGCAATGAAGTCTCCACGTAAAGAGATATGAGCAACAGCCATCCCCCAAAATTCAGGCGCAGTTTGCCATACATTAGGTTGGTCATGCAGAATCCGGTAGATATTATGATTGTTAGCTTTATTTTTAAGGCCGTTATAATCTTCCATCAAATGGCAAGGCATTTGAGCTATCGACTGAGAGAGTATCTTAACACAGGCATAGACTGTCATTTGACGCATAGCTGAATCGGAATTGACAGAAACACCAGATGATGAACTCATCCCACCATATATAGACGTGAGCATTTGTTCGATGTATGGATTTCCACCCATAGCTGCCTTTGGTCTAATCATGCGTGATAGAATACCCATTTTTTATTCTTTGCCTCGCATGAGATACCCCATGATTATTAACAGCGACCCACACACGGCAAAGGCTATCCAAGGCCAGTGCAAATTTAGGCCATAGAAGAGCATACCCATGCCACCAAAAATGAAAATATCTCTGATGTCAAATCCGCTTTTGACGGATTCGGAAGATAAAGAAAGGAAATGTTTGATTTTTTGGAAGATATTTACCGCCTATCAATGGAGTTTAATAGATAGGCGATTTTAAACGAGGATTTTTTAAGAGTACAGGAAGGATGTTAGATATTGTTACATTTTATTCATAAATATCTTTTGGCATTTTTTCAACTACCGTTCTATGTATCCGTAATGAACCACAAACCTTGACAGCTTTTATTTTCTCAGAACTGATCCATAAATAGACTGTTTTCCGTGTTACATCGAAAAGATGAGCTATCTCATCCGGTCTGTACCATTCTTTTCTATTCAGTATAATCAATGGATAGCCTCATTATAAGCATCTGCTGCCAATTTTGCGATTTCATCTGCCAGCTTTTTAAGTGCGGTAGCACGCTCGATCATGTCAATCTTGTGTTCATCACAGCACGGGCCACCGATGTCTGCGTATGGCTTACTATACACGGTTATCTCATCAATTAGATCAAATGTATGCGTATATATGTCTTCATATCCAGTATCTTCATTTATAGGCTTTTCTGGGCCAGCGACAACCAAAACAAGCCGATCTGCTTTAATATCAACCCAGCTATTAATATTTTCGACCTCCCAGAAATCTTTAATCGCTGCTACTACATTCTCATCTACCCAGTCCAATAGTACATCAGGGACGTTATTTGCTTCCCAATATCGTTCAGTCATTGCGTAGCCTTTCTTTAAAAAACCATGATTTCAGCGTCATTCGCTTCGTATCCTGAACCGATAATTTCCGGCATTCTCAATTTACGATCCAGAGCAAGCAGGGTGCCGACTATGCCATCTATCTTCCCTTGCGAACTCGCTTTATTAGGCGACTTTCCGCCGCCTGTTGGATTGACCTTGACTGATACATTATCAGCCATCCATCTCAATATAGGATTCCCGCCATGATTCAGTTTCTTCAATAATAGAAGCCGTTCGAGTTCCTGGCATGGCCCGTTCATGGAGAGCCATCCCATACCGCAGGCTATGACTTTTTCTTTCTTTTCAGTACCGCCTAAATCTCTGTCAAGTTTTTGGCTGAATTCGTACCCTTGGAATCCCCGGTCAACACTCATTGACTCGATGTTGAAGCGGTCTTTGTCGCCTTGGATATAGTTTCCGTCTTTGTCGGTATAACCGGCTATTTTACCGCGCACAAGATCATAATCCAAAGCATCGCCGTCCGTAACCGTCAAATATCCCTGCTTTGCCCATGTCTGATATTGTTCCCTGTATTTATTTTTGGTATCATGCAACCGCGCCTCCGGGCACCATACCCTAATCAGGATGTCCACTAAATCCTTGTCTTGTTCATCAGGGAACAGCATCACCCATACTGTCATATCTGATATAGCGGATAAGTCAATGCCGCCGTAGCATAGACGGCCCCGGCATGTTTCCTCTGTCACAGGACGGATGTTGTTTTGATCCCAGAGCGCTAAATCTAACCATCTGTTTTCCTGTTGAGTCCATATCGAAAGACGTTTCGTAAGAAAATTGTTCTGTGCAGAAGGCACTTGCATTGCTACCCGTGCCTTATCACGCATGTCCTCCAATTTCGTCATATAACCTGGGATTGCAATACCATCAGCGTCAAGCCCGTATCTTTTACCTGATTCGCTGATACCAAGGAGACCAGGAGCCGCTTTTACCCAGACATCCTCATTTGTCCAGTCATCCTCATGTTGTTCCCCCGGTTGCAAGTCTTCTTTCGCTTCACGCAGATCCGGCCAGTCTTTTTTCGTATCAAGAGTGTAGATGATCCCGAATATCGAATCATCGTTGAAACCATCTGGGATACCAACCCCTTTCAGGATCGTTGCGATATAATCTCTTGTCTCGTAGCAAATACCAGTTTGGTTAAAGCCTGCCGTCGTTATGATAGCAATCATCGGCTGTGAACGAGCGCCGATAGCATCACTGATAAGGTCGTGGACTTGCCTTGTCGGGTGCGCGTGTAGCTCATCGAGGCTGGCAAAATGTATGTCAAGCCCGTCGAGGCTTTTTGCATCGGAAGATAATGGTTCACACTTGGAGTTTGTTTCCAGTATTGAAATGTTATGCGAAAAATAAGTGATTCGCTTTGCGAATATAGATTGTTTCGTTAGATTGACAACATTTGTCCACACAAGTTTAGCCTGATCACGGGTCACCGCAGCCGCAAAGCATTCAGAAGCTGCCTCGCCATCGGCTATAAAGAAGTATGCCATCAGCGCACCGGCGTATGAACTTTTAGATCCCTTCCGCGCCATTTCGATATAGCTTTTCCTGAAACGCCTTTTCCCGTCTGATGTACGATACCATCCCATCATCACCCAAGTAATAAACATCATGTGTGGAGCGAGTATGTACTCTTTGCCTTTGTATTCACTACCTTTCCACAATCGCAGATAAGAAAAAAACTTAATAGCCCGCGCCGCCATCTCTGGTTTGAAGACAAGGCCCCGGCCCGGCCCATACTTGAGATCGTCAACGTGTCGCTGTACCGCCATTTTTACGAAACGCCCGGCGGTAATCTTCCCGGACAACACGTCATTGATGTAGCCTGTGGCGATAGATTCGATTCTGGTTACGTCTGCTGCTGTTAAACCTGCCATCTGTTATTTTGTCCTTGCATTCAAAAATTCGTCCGCTTCATCGACTGTTTTAGCAGGCTGAACCCGCATGGAAGACCTGGAGCTTGGTGTCATGCCCAGCAACACACCGGCTTTGAACATTTTGTCATAACTGTCTGCACAATTGCGGATAATATCACGCCGGATGTTCGTCATCTGAAAGCTTGCGTCTCTTTGCAGTTTTAAAAATGGACTTGCTTTGATTGATCCGTCATCACGTTTGGTAATTGCCCCGTGCTTCACCACCAGCTTTGAACCTTGATCCCAATGCTGATATTCCTCTCTGTACTGGATGAGCCTGTGTGAGTCCATAGGCGGTTCACCGTCAATCCACAACAACACCGAATCAATAGCCTTTAACTCATCGCACGACTTCACCCATATACTGTAAGACTGGCAATAACCTGCAAGGTTCATCATGTCCAAGTCGGTCATTAATCCAATGTTTTTTAGGATTAAAGCAACTCTATTCCATTCAGCTTTCGCTAATTTGTCCAGATGCACCGGACAATCCGGCATATTCGCAGGCGGTTTAGGCTCGTTTTCATAAGTCTCTGCCTTATGTGACTTTTTCTTGCCGCCCTGGAGCATGTGAATCACTGATGGTATGGCTTTTCTGCCGCCCTGGTGTGCCATGTTTTAGCCTCTTGCTTTTTCTAAAATATTTATTTTAATGTGTTCTGCTATTGCTTTCATCAGATTTGGAGGAACGCTGTTGCCGATACGTTCCCATGCCTCATGATATTTTCCAGTGAATTTGAGAGTTGCGAGGATCATCCCACTTTCTTTTTCCGGCTGTACTGAACCCTTGGCATGGAGGCGACCCGTCCAATACGTCAAGTTGTCTCTTTTCAATTCCTGCAAGCATCATGCACTCATCGCCGGTCAACTTCGCAATATCACCATGATAAACAGGAACATCAGGAAAGTTTAGCCGGAATGTGTCAACAGCGTTCTGATCCCATTCTACTGCAAGCAGTTCATGGAACCCTGACATCTGGTATCCGAGTGAAGAACCGCCACAACCGGCAAATGTGCTTATTACTGTTGGCTTTACCATTCAAAACCACACTTCGGACATTGATGTTCTGTGACGGACATTGCGTCTTCATCAATCGGTTTATTATCCCCTGGGATAGGCAATCCATTAAATAGCTCATCCAGCTCCACCCCAGTGAAGCCGGTTGTCTCAATATCCAAATCACTATTTTCAAAATCTGCAAGTATGTCTTTCAGCAGAGGAATATCCCACTCTGTCCACGCCCCCGACTGGTTATCAGATACAGCCCGCGCTATCGCCTGTTGACGATCACCGGCATAGACAATGCAGGGAAACTCACTCATTCCCATTTTAACGCCAGCATCAAAGCGGTGGTTCCCGCAAAGCACGGTATATTCGCCGTCCGTTTCAAGGTAAACCTGCATCGGGTTCTGGAAGCCATGCTCTTGTATCAGCTTCGACAATCGGCCTATTGCATCCTTGTCCTTATCCTTGCGCGGATTGTTGCTCAGTTTTTTGAGTTTGCTTTTGTCGATGTACTCTATTTTGATTTTTTCGTTCATTTCTCTCTTTGTCCCACCAGGCACTTTTGCATCCTGGACAGATACGGACTTCGGTCATCCGTGGATACCAGTTATGGCCGCATCTCTTGCATGTTAATACAGGCATTTCGATAATCATATCGTTACTATGCACTATAGGTAATCGGGTGTCAAGGTAAATATGGATAGAAAATACCCATATATGGTAAATATGGATAAAAAATACACAGTTTTACACATGCTATTTTTAAAATAGAATATTCATATTAAATCAAATGCTTATAACTTTAAAGGATTATCTTGAAAAAACTTAAAGATTTTTCTTGACTTGGGTGTTAAAATGGTTTAGATTGCGATCAACAGTGAATGAGAAACCCCAAAGCAAAGGAAACGAAAATGAAAAAAACGACGGAAGAGAAAATAAGCTATTACGAAAACCAGCGGGTACGCGCCATCGAAAGAGGCAGTGACCCGATGGAAATGGCAATGATCGAACGCGGGCTTGAAACCTGCTACAAAGAACTCGACAAAAAATAAATCAATCGCCCCGAAAGGGGCACAAAGGAGATACAATGAAAGCATCCGACGATATGAACATTGCAAAGAAAATGGGGATTGACGTTCTGACTCTTCACGACATCCTAACCAGATTCGAGCGGTTGGATGCCAGGGAACTGAATCTGATAGCAATGCAGTTGATTAATCGCTCAGTTATGCAACTGGAAAAATAATACAAACGCCCCGGAAAGGGGCAAAGGAGAGAATATGAAACCAATGAACGCCCCGGATGTATTCGGGAAAAACGAGAATGAAAAAAAAGAGATCGCCACACAGATTATGTTTGGTGAAGAAGTTTACTTTGACAATGCCTTGCTCAGAAAGGCGATACTGAGCAATCGCAAAATTCAGACATTGCGAGCTGCTGGAAGGGCAGTGGAGGAAGTTTATCCCCGCCATGCGAGCACTCGCACAGATCGCATGATTGCAGAGTCAACAGCTCGGACAACTCGACCAGTCCGTCGAAGGGAGGAATCTGAATGGTTCCCGGGCGCTGTTCCTGGGCATTATGAGGATAGCCCCACGACGATACCGCTGCTGCTGCCTCGCTGCGAGGTGTGCGGTTGCACCGACTGCGGAGGTAACCACGATTTCCTATCACAATCAGAGTGGGATTGATTTCAAGAGCCACCGGCGAGGCAATCGCCGGGAAGGGGTAAAATATGCAAATGCAAAACATCAGCAGGAATGACGAAAGAGATGCGACTATCCTCATGCAGCAATTGACAAGATTAGGATGGGTTTGCTCGCATCCGTGGGTAAACACAGTCACCAACCTGTGGACTGTGACCACGAACTATCCTGGAGGAATTATATGAAAAAAAGCATCGCACCAAAAATAGAACATGCCGCCGCAGACTGGATAAGCGGCATGTTCCCCAGTCTAAACGCAGGATCGACGTTCCTGCTCGAAGCCATGCCGGGGCTTTATCGGAAGTCTCTGTCGGAAATGGCGTTCTCAGAAGAAGAGCTTCATGTGATTCTGGATGTTTTACAGGATCACAGGAAAACTATGTGCAGAGGATCGGCGGACATGGCCGGAAGAACTCTGCCACTGAAAATAGCTGATACTGAAAATGAAACATTGCTAAATCGCATAAACGACCTCCCGCGGTTTAGCATAGTCTGCCTCGAAATTTGGGCAGCGAGTTTCTGGCAACAGAACAAGAAAACGAAAGAAGAGTGGGTAGAGGCGTTCTGATGAAACTGGCAATATTCAAGGCAACTGTGACAAGCCCCTTCGGTAAATTCGTTGTGGCTGTCGAATCTAACAGCTATGACGCCCGGACGGATATCCGCACAGCCGCACTCTCTGAGCTACGGTGTAACACCGGCCTATTGAGAATCGGAGATATTACAAAATCATCACGCCGAATCTTACAGAGCATGGATGATGTCAGGTTGTGCGAATGGGCTTGGATACGGAAATCAAAATAAAAAAAGGGCGAAACAGATTAACTCTGAATCGCCCCTTTTGTCATTTAAAAATCAACCTGGCTCTAACCGCTGCATGTAATAAATAACAAAATCAAACTGACAAAATCAACAGCCGGTGTGCTGTGGCTCTTTCGTTTTTGACAATGACTGCATTTAATATACTATTTCAAGAAAAAAAGCAATAGGCGATATAATGATTTTTTGTTTAAAAAACGGTTCCTTTAGGGTAACTTGCCAGAATGTAAGGAAATATGAGCAAAAAACGAACGTTTGCTCAGTTTTTCGGAAGCATACGGAAGCGCAACCCACGGTCC